ACCGGCACCTTTAACATTAGCATGAGTATTTTTTAGTTTTTCAACCATAGAATCAGCGAGTGCTTCCATTCTTTCGGGATGAATTGCCTTGATTCCTGACTCCTTTAAGGCAATTTCCATACTTTTTTCTTCGTTTTTGGTAAGTTTTTTGCCATTTTGGGGAAGAGTCATAGGTTAATTACCTTTGCTGTGGTATTCTAGCGTTTCCGCTTAAAATTAGTTAGTATTTTAAGGTTTTCTTTGGGATTACGTTACTTGTCTTCACAGACTTCTGTTCCTGGTGTCCATTCATATCCACCATCTTTACGAATTTGTTCAAGTTCTTGCTGCAATTCGTAACTATCAACAATATC